ATGTTTACTTGAGTAGCATTTGATTGTATGATACTATTTCCAATCGTTGTGCTGCCAGTAAAAACAGGAATTGTTCCGCTTGTACCTGTACCAGTTACTGGGTTAGTAAGTGCTCCTTGACCACCAATATCTGAGAGGAGTTCTGCACCTGTACGGTATTTAATAATCCCAGTATCAGATACTAGGAACTTATCAGTATCACCACCAGCCTGAAGAATAGTGTTTATATCTAAGCTTCCCGCAATGCCTACATCCCCGTTGGCACCTAAGTCAAAGTAGTTTATCAGTTCCGATGTTCCAGTATTCTTGCTCATTAGTTGATATTGTTTTTGTCTAACTTTGCTTGCAGCTCTTGAATAGCTTTTACTAATACGGGGATAATGAATTTTTCATTTACCCTAAGTGGATTTTTAATTTCAATATCATTCACAATAATTGAATTTCCACCAAATGATTCTACTGCTTCAGGAATTACATCATAAACTTCTTGAGCGACAAAACCCTGCTGATTTATATTTAGCAACAAGCGGAAATGTTGGGATTGGTGTAACTAGTCCTTCTTATACATTACACGTTAAAGCAGCCTCTGGTAGCACAACTGGCTTAAGATTAGAAAGTAGTGGAGGAACTACTAATTTTGATATTCTTTCAAGTGAAGGAGATGGTAATGCTTATTTATATCAAAGGTCAAATTATGGAATTTTAATAGGTACTAACAATGCCCTAAGAATGACCATAACAGCAGGGTTTTGTCTACCTGAAAAAGCTAAAGGTTTATAAGCTGAACCGCTTGCGGTATAACTTGAGGAAATAAAATTTGCAGCAGTTCCATCACTTGGAACAATTTCTATTAACTCAACACCTCTTTGAAAATATGTTCTAGAAAATGTACTATTATGATTAACAACTAAAGAGGCTACATTGTAAGGATTAGTTGTCGTTCCAATCAAGACGTTGCCAACTTCATTTACTGTTAATCTTGGAGATAAGGTTGAGCCAGTACTTAAGGTTATGGCTCCATTATTTAAACTAATCTGAGAAGTATTAGGATAGGTAGCTGAAGAGCCTTGAGTTAAAATAAGAGCAATACCTCCGTTAGATAATGCAATACTAGGATATGTTGTAACAAGTGTCCCACCCTTGAATAAAATTCCAGGATAATTAGTATTATTAGCTGTTGACCCTTCAATTTGCAAATAGTTTGATGCAGTAGTCCCCCCCACTGAATTAGTAATAGTTACTCCTCCATTTACTTGAAACTTAGCTCCATTGTCTGTGGTTGTTCCAACTAAAATATTTCCACCATCAGTAATTCTAAGTCTAGGATTCCCAGATACGTTGGTATGAAAATCTATATTTGTATTTCCTAAAAAAATAGCACTTCCAGTTCCTCTACTGTTATTTATTAATAATTCAAAATCATTTGTGTATTGAATCCCTCCAGATTTACTTTGCCCTAAAGAATCAAAAAGCAATTGAGACCCATTACCTACAACATTTACTTGAGTAGAATTTGATTGCAAAATACTATTTCCAATCGTTGTGCTTCCAGTAAAAACAGGAAGCTAAGATATTAAATGCTTACGCTATCAATGTAACACTAGGAACAAGTGCTGCATTCTACTACCAGCTATTCGCTGAGACTGTAGACCTAGCAGTTGGTCCTCAGTTAGCACAAGGGAACCTAACCATGACTGGTGAAGCATACGCTCAGTGGGAGGTGGACTCCTATGCATGGGATTGGATTGCTGAACAGTTAAACCTAACCATCACAGGTGACTATGTACCACCAGTGCCTCCAACACCAGAGCCTACTCCAACTCCTGAACCACCTTTAACCGAACAATAATATGGCAAAAATAAGCTCATACTCTACAGACAATACTGTATCCTATACAGACAAGCTCATTGGTACTGATGCTCAGGATAGCAATATCACCAAGAACTATACCATTGGAAGCATTCTGTCTATGCCTCTACCAACCGTGCCTGTATACGCTAACAACACAGCAGCAAAGGCAGGCGGACTGGTAGCTGGTAATATATACAGAATCACAGGAACTGATACTGCCGGAGTAGTCTGGTAGTAAGTTGAATTAAATTTAATCTAATGGACATAAGAAAGATATCGGTAGGCCCGGACTATAAGGCCAGTGCAATGCATTACATTGTGGGGCAGAAGGTCCTTGGTGATAGTTATGAGATTCATCTAATTCAATTTGACGAGGCAAAAAACTCCTTTAAAATATTTATCATCAACGATAAATTAGAGGTAGTGCTTTGGAAAGAATTTAATTCTACAATACCCGTATCTGTCGAATACAATATTAATATCTAATGAAATCCCCATTTTACTTTATTGCAAAGCCAGTTAACGGCAAGAGATACGACAACACAAAAGACATCGGTGGCATAGAGCTAATCGTAAGTACATCCGAGGAGGACCACAAGTTTTCCAATAGGTTCGCTGAAGTAGTGGAGACTCCACTAGGATACAGAGGACCCATTGAAATTGGAGACACCTTACTAGTTCACCACAATGTCTTTAAGTTTTACAATGACATGAAGGGTCGTCAAAAAAGCGGTAAGTCGTTTTTCAAAGATGACCTTTTTTTCATTGAGCCTGACCAGTTCTTTATGTATAAAAGCAATGGAACATGGAACGCCTACGATAAGTATTGCTTTGTCAAGCCAATTAAAGCCACCGATAGCTACATCAAAAAGCCAATCAGTGAAGAGCCTCTAGTTGGCATAATGAAGTACCCAAATGAATACCTATCAACGCAGGGCGTAAAAGCCGGAGACATGGTCTGCTTTAGCCCTGATAGTGAGTACGAGTTTACTGTTGATGAAGAAAAACTTTACAGAATGTTTGACCATCAGATAACAATTAAACTATGAATTTACTATCTTTTGACAACGTACTACAAGACCCCACATATTATGTATCCGAGATTTATTTATACGGATTTCAGGACGTGGCAGATGGACAGAACATCTTCAGAAACATACAGCCTAGAGGAAGTCACGATGACTTTGCCAAATATCTATCTAAATTATTTCCTGATTATAAGGTAGAGTTTAATTTTGTAAGGAGGTCTCCATTGAATCAGGAGGAACCAAACTTCATTCACACGGATGAAATGATGGGAGACATCACTTGCATTCTCTACTTGAATGAGATGTGCCCAGTTGATGATGGCACCACAATATATGACAAAGACAATAACCCATTGGTTGTAGTCTACTCAAAGTTCAATAGAATGATTGCTTTTAATTCTGACTCTCCACATTCCAGAAATCTCTTCGAGAACTTTGGAGAAGGTGAGTCAGCTAGATTAATTCAGGTTGCGTTTTTAAAGTACAAAAAATGAAAGACGTAAAAGAAATCAAGCTCAGGATTATTAATGCAGGCTACAAGGCCGTGGACGAATTGATTAAGGTAGCCGAAGAGAGTGTCGTGAAGAGTGGGGATGTAGAAGGTGAGCTTGCTGCAGATAGGTTAAAGAATGCAGCGGCTACAAAAAAGTTAGCAATATTTGATGCGTTTGAGATTCTCAACAGAATAGAATCAGAGAAAGAAAGCTTAGAGGCGATAGACAAAGGTGTAAGTAGAACTGATACTAAACAAGGATTTGCAGAGCGAAGGTCAAAACAGTAGTCTGTGTAGGGTCATAAAGGATTATATCCCTCCTGCAGTAGTCTCTAATAAGAATAGAGTGATGTCGTGGCTGTACGGTTACAACGAGCAGTACGATGTTGTTGTCATTTCTAAGAGCGGCAAGATAGGTGAGGTGGTAGAAATCTCAGGCTTGAAAATTGCTTTGCCTATAGCTCCTGAAAAGTGTCCTGCAAGACACCCATCTAAAGCTGAGCAGTACTGGGAACGAGAGGACATCCCTAGAGAACTAGCCAAGATTCAATCCATATTCCAATGGAACGAAAAGCCAAAGGAGTTTAAGGACAGGTGGGTCGATTACATCGAGCAGGAGTTTGACCGCAGGGAGAATGGCTATTGGTTCATGAACAATGGTGTAAAGACCTATATCACGGGCTCACACTATATGTATCTCCAGTGGTCTAGCATTGACGTAGGATATCCTGACTTCCGTGAAGCTAACAGAATCTACTGGATATTCTGGGAAGCCTGTCGTGCCGACCCTCGGTCATTTGGCATGATATACCTAAAGATTAGACGCTCAGGATTCTCGTTCATGTCATCATCTGAGTGCGTCAACATAGGCACGCTTGCACGTGATGCACGTATTGGCATCCTATCTAAGACTGGTGCTGATGCTAAGAAGATGTTCACCGACAAGGTGGTGCCTATCAATAGCAGGCTACCATTCTTCTTTAAGCCCATCATGGACGGTATGGACAAGCCAAAGACAGAATTGGCATTTAGAGTCCCTGCTTCCAAGATTACGAAGAAGAATATGTATGAGTCAGACGATACAGAGATTGATGGTCTGGACACAACCATTGACTGGAAGAACACTGAAGACAACTCATACGATGGTGAGAAGCTATTGTTCTTAGCTCACGATGAATCTGGTAAGTGGACCAAGCCTGTAAACATCAAGGAGAACTGGCGTGTAACAAAGACCTGTCTCCGTTGGGGTAGCAAGATTATTG